TAATCTGAGTATATCTGCTTTTACCCGATCGGGAATATCTTCTAAGAGTTCCATAAAAATAAAATAATCTTTTGTTGTCTCTATTACATTATACACGTCTGGAAGGTATTTTGCAAATTTTTGATTCATTGACGCTTTATTGTCCATAGCAAACCGGTAGTTTTGTGCTTCTCTCTTAGAAGTACTTGGACCACCATAGAGAGATTTTACTACATGCTTCATCGCATTGCGCTCACCAGTTTTTTTGTTTTCAACTAAGTAAACTTCCCCCATCATACCTTTACCTAGTTTACGATCAAAATAAAACCCCGCATCTTCGGCGCCTTGTTTAGCACGCTCTTTCTTATCTAATTCTACTTGGTTCCAAGATTTACCACCCATATCCATGGTAGCGGTTTCTTCTTCGTTTACAAACTTTCGCCAATTTTCAAGTAGGAGTTTCACATTTCTCTCCAGTACTTAACCCAAGCATATCTTTTTCTTTCATTTAAATAATTTTCTTTTTCATCATTATCATACGCCTCAAGTTCAAAGGGATTTAGATAATATGCTTCTGAACCTTTTAATCCAGATAATAACCCTTTAAGATGAAAATAACCATACATAATCCATTGAAAAACAAACAGCATTTCAACTTGTTGCTTATAGTGAATTGTTTCGTGACGTTTTACTCTGTCATCCATTTCACCACGTGAGAAAACAAAGATAAAAAAACTTAGCGCATTTATTTCAATTGGAGCAAGTTTGGAAAGCCAAACTGGTACTTTACTATTTTCAAACATTAATGGAAGTTTCATAACAAACTAAATAGTTCTTAATTTACAATAATTCTTCTATTACAGAACGCACATACTGTTCGTTAAAACCTACAGCTCCAACATGAATTTTTAAATTTTTATCCAAAAATACGTAAGTTGGGAATCCCCCTACAAGATAGCCATTTTCTCCTGTTTGGTCTAAAACAGTTCTATCAGCCTGCAATACAGGTGCTGTTGTAACACCATGTGATTGAACCCATTCATTAATTTCTTCTTCGGTAGGCGGCTCACCGGTAGCACCATCAACTAATACGGTTACAAATTCAAGTTTATCAGCATATTCATCTTGTATTGGTTGCACATAATGTCCTGCTATTTGGCAGGGCCCGCACCATACGGTTGAAAAGTCAAGAATAATAACTTTACCAGCATGGTCATACAACTCCCATACTTCTTTATTTTGATCATAGAAGACCATATTACAAACTTTTGAGCCAATTGTTGTTTGATCGCAATCAGCAGTATTGATAATTCCCAGTTGCTTTGGGACCTGCTCTTCTTCAACAACAGGCACAGCAGAATCTTCTACTACCTTTAATTCTGCTGGACCACACGCCCCACATCCTAAAGCAAAAAACAATAAATATTTTAACATTTTAACTTACCCCCTAAAGTAGTTAGTGAGTAAAATCATGAAGAATAAAATTGTCTCCAACTTTTAACCAAATTTTCGTTTATATCTGCAGTAGCAGGACCTTCTTCTTCTGGCCACACACCTGAACCCATTGCTGTCTTAAGTTGTGCTAAAGTCTTATTGAACATTATGGTAAGGTTGTCTTCATCGTCCATATCACCTTCTACAAGCTCTTTAAAAAGAGTAACCATCTCATCGGGCTCATCGCGAGTAATACTAAATGTAACGGTTACTCTGACCTCTCCTTGCTCGTATGTTCTTGCAAATGCTCTCATCGATATAAAATATTCTGAATCAGTTTCTTTTTTGGGTTGTTCTAATAAGTTTCTGCGAAGTTGAATTTTATAATCGCGAGAGTTTAAAATTTGCATCATTACTTCTTCGGACATTCCAAAATCTTCAAGACTATAATCAAACGAGTAAGATGCATATGATTCATAGCTATCTTCATACTCTCCATCGGTTTCTAAATCCCATTCATATGAAGTAAAATCACCATTCTCAATGTCTATAGCAAGGTTCATATATTCTCCACCTTGCATATCGCCTTCTCTGCGAAAGTAGGTTGATAATATTTCTTTCCAAGCGTCGTGCCTGTCATCAATTATTGTATCAACTTTATCACACATATTGCTAAAGTCATCAGGGTCAACAAAATAACCTTGCCCACCTAAATCTGGGTGCTCAAGATTTACCCGCCCAACCCAAAAAATAGTCCCGCCGGCTCTTCCCATATACGGAGCATCGCTAAATAAATCACCATAGATGTCATTAATTGCAGAGTCCGAATATTGTACACTTCTATCTATAGCTGTTGGCAACCTAGTCCATTCATCAACTGGCCACTCAATTGTTACCTTGGCTTCGCCAGTAATATATACGCCATCGCCGCCATCATCTTGTACTTCGAAATCAATTTTTGTAACTGCTGCTCTTTGATTGAAGGTATTTACAATTTCCTGACACTGAGTTTCATACGAGCCTCTGATATCTCCAATTAAATCAGCATCAAGATCATCCTCAGTGTCTTTATTTTGGCTCATATAGCCTGTAAATTCTTCATTAGGCATTAGAGCTGTCATTAATACTTCTCTGCCGTCATAGCTGTTTGTGTCCTCGTATGAACCACCAAAAATCATAAATCTGCTTAGATTAATTTTGTTTCCTTCTCTCGGCGCAGCTGCTAAAATTTCTTCTTGACTTCTTCTAGACCAGTCAACAACTGTATCGATGAAACCGGGAATATCAGCACCATAAACACGCTTCTCGGGCATGCCCACGTCCTGTCCATCGTCATATCGTTTTGGTTCGTCTGTATCAAAGTATCTTACATGTCGGATTCGTGTGCGAGAAATAGGTTCAATAGAACCAGCAAACTCGCGCTTGTCATCATAAAATATTTCTCCGTCTTGCATTTCTTCTTCAATTTCTTCTATGGACATGTCTTTGCGACCGCTCCAGCTAATTAAATCATCTGTTTCGACAACATAAGCAACTGCTCCATGCCCTTGAGCTTCAGCAACAGCACATTTATAGTACGATTGATAAGCGTTAGTACGACTAGCTGGTGAATGACATGACGTGATGTTTTGAAAATCACTCATTCTAAGAACGTCAATAGGATGTCGAGTAATAATAATAGAAAATTTCTCGTCATCTATAGCATTAATATTTTGTTTGATATATCCGGCATTTTTTTGCCAATATTCACTCATTTTTTGGCAATATTCTTGTGTTTCGTCCCATTTTGCTGGAAAATAACCCGGACTAGGGATATAATGGTACATTTGTTCTAATAATCTCGCCCAAGACTTTTGTTGCTCGTCTGACAACGCTCTTTGAACCACTTGTCCAGTTACATTACCGGGTTGTCTAGCGTCATTGTACCAAGCTTTTCCTTCGCCTTCTTTTTTGATAATTTGAAACAATTTGTCTAAATTTGAGACTGTTTGAGCGATTTTTGGGAACAATTTACCGATTTTCATCTGAATTTTCTTAACTTTCTTCTTTTCTGGCTGTCCTTGGGTCATACCAATTAAAGAATCCAACAAATCATCACTATTTCGTATATCTCGCTCCGCATATACCATACCTTTTTCCCAATCTACCTCATATTCTTGATTTTCAAAAAATTTTGCAAATTTTCCAAGGTCTGTAGATGGATCTATCGTTGGAAATGGTATAATAACACGCATTTTATCAGCAAAAAGCTCATTTAATGGCAAATTTGCTGGATCAAGGTCGTCTAAAACGTCCTCAAGCACTCTCATTTCATCTTCTTCAATTTCTCGAAGGACTTTTTCGCTTGAAGGATACAAATCTTCGTTTTTACGCTTCTTTCTTTTCTTCTTTTTTGATTTTTTAACACAATTTGGGTACCGTTTCCCAAACATGGTCTTCATGCCCTTCTTCTCATAGCCCGGCCAGCACTTTTCTTGTAAAACATCAAGTAAAGCGTTGGTTTTAGCTAAAATCTGAGCATCATTTAGTGGCTTTCGACTCATTTATCTTCCTAACAGCCTCTTTCATGGACTTAGAACCACGACATTTCCACTTTTTGCGGGATAATGCGTTGGCGCATGGTGGATTTTTACATTTTTTAATCTTTGCTGACCGTGCACAGTATGCATCACCCTTTTTTGTACCAGGCCTAATACGGTCACCGCCGCCTTTTGCTTGACCTTTCTGCCCAAACGAGCGGCATTTACCGTTAACACGCTTAGCAAAGCGCTTTCCTTTAGACGGTTTGCAAGGTTTTTTCTTTTTTTCATTTAAAACTTGAGTTATTTCATCTTCAACTATAATTTGCAATGATTCTTTTGCGGAATTACCCCAGTTTTTAGCGCCAACCTTGCGGCATTTGACCAAAGCACCAGATGCATATGCACTTGGCCACACTTTATAGCGTGATTTTACTTTGTGGTAACATGCATCTTTCTTACCTTTCTTCTTTTTCTTCTTCTTTTTCTTTTTTCGCTTTTCATCAAGAGTACTTTCAAGCTCTTCTTTAACCATAATAATTAATTTTTCATTATTTTTACCATAAATCTCACATGGATCCTTTCCACAGCCACAATTCATGCCTTCGTTAACAGATTCTTCCTCTTTTTCATCATCATCAAGGACCTTTTTAATGCGATCTGACTGGCCTTTGTGCATTTTAGAGGCTCCAGCTAACTCGTCAGCTATTTTTTCTAGCTCTTTTTCTTGTTTTTCGCTTGATACTTCGGAAACAACTGCTTCTATTTCTTCTTCTATAAGTTTGTATAAATCCATTTTATAAATTTCCTCATTTTTTCTTTTTTTAGCTTTCTTTCCCCATGATTTACCTTTGCCTCGCTCTTTGCATGCGCCGGGAGTAGGTCTACAAGCCGGGTACTTTTTGCGTTTTTCACCGCCAGACCGGCCACAAGACTTATACCCACCCTTTCCATCAGGTGCATTGCAATCAACCCAGCCTTTTTTCTTGCCCTTAGCGCCTTTACGTCCAAACCAATCTCTAAGAGATGATTCTTTGCTGGACTCAGATCCGGCCTTTTTGCGTTTTTTCTTTTTTTCGTCGAGAGGACCGTATAAATCATTCATTTTTTGACATTTCCAAAGCTTTCTCCAATAAATAGATCGGAATTTCACTATTGGTAATGTCTTTTATGCCATTAATCGTAAGCCACTTGTAGTCATCATGTTCTATTTCGCCTGTTTCTGGGTTTGGGACGTTTACATTTACGTTTCCAGACCATTTTTGAGTCAAAAAATAGTGCTTTCCTTTTTTTGGCTCGCCAAGATATTTTAAATTATCTAGTTGACATATTAGGCCGGCCTCTTCTTTAAGTTCGCGTACTGCTCCTGCCTCAATCGAGCCATCTTTATCATCAATATGGCCCCCTGGCATAGTCCACTGACCCTCCCTATCATCAATATTAGAACGTCTAATAATTAAAAATTGCTGCTCGTCATTGAGACAAACAACAATTCCAACTGTCTTCAGTTCACCTTCGGACAAGAACGTTTTCCACGTTCGATTCATTTACAAGCTCTAGGGTTTTCTGGCAGACTGTTACATAAAGTAGTCAGCGCTAAATCAATATTTAAATTTTGAATAGGAGACACCCATATCATATTTTCTTGAACTTGCAAGTCAGGGTATCTTTCAACGTCTACAGCCCAAAGCACTCCAATAATTTTACCGTCAGGATCGTATATAACAGAACCACTGCAGCCAAACCATCCATATGTTTGTAAAATTATTTGTCGACCGGCTTCTGGGTGAGTTTCAAATCCAGCAACATGGCCCCTAAAACTCATAAGACTGTGCCACGAAGGGTACCCAGAATAAGTGATATTCTGTCCTACTTCTACTATTTCTGACCTTGGACGCCATTTCATAGGTTCAGAATATCTAAATTCATTTGGTAGATATAATAATGACATATCATTTAGAGGATCTTTATATACTAAAATACCCCAGACATTTTCTGTTTCAGAAGATAGTAAATAATTTTGTCCTAGTACGCCGTCTGCGACATGATGTGCGGTTAATACTAATAACATATCACGATACTTAATTAAGCTACCAGTCCCGTGGCCTGTACCAGTTATTACTTTGACTGATGCATCTCTCACACGTTTTTCTATGGGAGAAAGAGAATTTTTAATCTCTGTAACAGTTAATTTAGAACTGTTGTTGGTGGTTGGTGTGCCAAGGGCTGTAGTTGATAGAACTAGGGCCATCATGCACATTAATATTTTTTTCATTTTTTTAATACCTCATTAATAATAAAGTGAGTGCTGAGCAAAAGTACATTAATAATTGACAAAAATATTAAACTACTTTGGTTTGTATATATTCCCACCATTCCGATACCAAAATTAATACCTATGGCTACTTTACACACAAATGAAAATAGATTCTGCATGCATCCCTCATTGTAAGTAGGGCGCGTAATTCTAATTTGATACTATTTCTAATCCGCTTAACGGTACGGTTTTAATTTTATTATCCTTTATGGTATAAACAGATACTTCCGGAAACATACGGATTTGGTTGTCAGAAACAGGCTTATGATCGATGACAATTCCATATTCTACTTCTTCAGTAGTTTTATAATAATCAAAGTAATGAGTTATTATTTTTACCAAGGAGCCAATTTTAGGATATTTTATTTCTATAATGTTTTTATCTTGTCGTTCATCCAACTTTTAGCACCTTCGTATGAATCAAATTGTTCAGAGAGTCCATCAATATAATTATTTGTAGCTGATTCTAAAGCAGCCCACTGCCATTTCCATGAAGTTTGTTTACAATAAATCAAGCCACCGGTGATTTTTCTTTTTGTATTAATTTGTTTTTCGCGAATAAGCTTAGCCAATACGCGATTTTTAGATTTTGTATAGATTTCTTCAGGAGTCTCTGTCTCATCAATAGCAGAGTCCTCAGAATTTAAAATTTTAAAATCGAAATTTTTTATTTTTTTGCCAAATTTTTCGGTTAAATTTTCTACCTCAACCAACTGAAAATAATCAGTAGCCTCCTGTAGATTTCCATTGTATATAAAATTATGTAAGGGTGCTTTAGCTCGTTTTCCATTTTTAAATACTTTATATGCATGCCATTCAAAACTCATGTTTTCCTCCGTTAGCTGGGTATAGTGTAAGCATTTCGACCACAATTGAAAGTTTCATACCTTCTTCTTCAATTATATTAGATATTGGCAAGTCAGTCGGATCCTCACCAGCTCTATCGATGTTTTTGATCCATTTAACGTGCCAAAAGAATAGATCATCGTATATCATGTCGATTCTTCTTTCACGTCGAACAAGGATAGCAACATATCCTGTTGATTCATCAACGATCAAATCACCTACGTTTAGTATAACATCTTCTAGTTCTTCTTGCAAGCTTTTCATAGGGTTAAATTACCCTTTTTTACTACTATAAACGTACCAGTTTTTAATAAATTATAAAGACCTGATTCGGTATAGGGCTGATATCGGCTAATAGATTTTTGCGCGGTGGTGGGCCCTGACCAGTATATATCCCAGGCGTAAACATTTAAATCCGGACTAGGTACATCTTCAATTAAAGAATAACGCCGAAGTAGCAACCCTACATCACCTGTAACAATATCAATGACAATATCGCCTTTAGTTAACTTATATTCCACATAACTAAATAGACTTTACTTATCTTGCAATCGTATTACGAATCCTTTGCGCACGGATGCAAGCAACAATATGGTCCTCAATTGAGCGGTCGGGCGCAAGATCTGTATTAATTATACACACATTATTCGGCATTATTAAAGCCGGAATAGGTTGCAGGGCCACGCCATCCGTGGATTCTTCGGAATTTGATATGTTTGGTTCGACGTAGAACCGTACGAGTTTTTCCGGTAAATTTTCTTCGGTAGATTTTTTCGTTTTAACAGCAGGTTCAGGGCTAGCCGCAGTGTCTACAACAGTGTCATCCGATGCAGCCATAACGCCGCATGCAGTCAAAGCAAAAAATATAAAAAAGTATTTCATGATATAACCTTATTTTAAGTCGCTATAAATAGTACAATTATTTGTTGATTACCGTATAATGACCGTCATTTTTGTGCACAATCCATCCGGTTTTGCCAATTTTAGGATATTGCACTAACATCATACCGGTCATATCGTCGACTTGCCATACAAACCCCAAAGACCGGTCTTGACGCCAGTTATCTTTTATCCATGAGCCCACGGCCGCATTAATGTTGTTATACAAAATTACACCTTAATACGGTCGATGATATATGGATGATGAAACGAAAGATCTTTGTACAGCTTTTTGATGACCTTTTTAGCGATTTCTCCAATATCTGCTTTCGTATCTTTAGATTTAAGTGCGGTTGTTAATTCATCCGCAAGGATTTTTTTAAGTTCACGCTTAATGCGTTTATCTAATTCCGTACCGATCATTTTCTTAATATCGGATTTGTCATCAGAAGATAATCGCTCGTTAACGAGGTCGACAATTGTTTGTTTGGTAAGAAGCATAATATAAATAGTTCACTTTATACATTATACACCAGTTCTAGTTGATTTGCAACATGAATTGACTCAATTGCTTCTTTTATCCAGTATACACTGTAAGTATGGTACGCTGTAGTATTAATAGCTACAACGATACCCACACGCATTGAGGACTTTTTATCTGTCGTATACGGGAATCCATATGGGTTATAATTACCGGTATAGTACACTAAATCCCCAATGACAAACTCCATTTTACTTCCCGCGCGCGCTGTCATTTTGAACTCATAAGCGCTTTTTCCGCATTTTCCACCTTTATTAAATGATCCCCATTAAACAGACCTGTTGAAAACTTGGTAGCCACTAACGGGTGATTGGTCCATACCACCATATACTCGCAATTTACGTATGTTTGTATTACAATGCCTACGTATCTGCCGTAATCAATTCCTTGACTGGCATTAGCAATCGAATACCTAAACTCCGGTGCTAGTGTTACCAAATCTCCTAATTCGAAGCTTCGGCGCATGCCTCTTCGCCATCGTGGTGCTTGAAATGTTTCTGCTGACCCACTATACGCGCTAGCAACGCCGTTTAACGGGGCAGTTTCCCTCTTACTACCCATATATTATATAGGTCCGTAAAAGTATATTTCGATTTTTCCAGCCGGGCGTATTTTTTAAAACACCAAAATCTCAAAAATTTCTTAGCGATATCGAAAAGGGGCTTAGCCCGCCGCATGCGCCACCAGTTTGCGGAGAGATAGATTCGGGGTAGGGGGGAGGGGCCCCCCGTAACACAGTTTACAAGCGGCTTTTCAGCAAGTGTCAAATTAATGTTAAAACAGTGATTGTCAATTAAATGTCATAATATTAAATGTAAATTACTTGTTAATATTATCATGACGCATATAATCACTTTTATAATAGGCATACGATAACAATAGTATTTGACTGTATACCATTAGGATAATAGGCGTCCAACCTGCCATTTCAACAGTCTTATCTATTATTTTATATGCTCTCGGACACTTTTCTCGGAACTTTGTATACAATCTTTGTTTCATAATCCTCTCCCATTAAGGCAAACACTAACTAAGTATGCGTTATTGTTAGAGTTTTTATTTTGATACTCTCACACACTTATTGCGTCTGTCGCATTTGTAGCATAAATATGTATACAAAAAAACCTCAGTAATTACAACAAGTTATAATGTATCATTAAATGTATTTATGCTACAAAAAGTTTAACGCACCCCCCGTCACATGCCGGATGCTACAAGATCCGCGTGTGATGCAACCGCATACAGCCACAGGAACCCAGCAAACAGTAACAAACCTGTTACAGCGTCGATAACCTTGTCTTTCATAGTGTACATTGTACCTCCAATATCATAACACATGCTGTCGCAAATGTCAACAAATAAACGAAATGTCAAAAAAATGTCAAAAAAGATGTGCTTGACAGTGTGTGTGCGTATAGGTATAAAGCACAAACCGCAAACTAACGCAAACAAAAAACATAATATAAACACATACTAACACAAAATACCACTACAACCCACAATGATCCACCATAAACCACTTGTATATTGTGTGCTTATAACTTATGTTATACTAAAACACTCCTAATACAGTGTCTTTAACAGTGATACACGCTGGTACTATATGTTCTCTATTTTCCCATATACAAATAATACCAATAACTATAAGTATTTTATTTATGACTCTCGACATGTTATTACCTTCAAGTCTTTGGCGGTATGGCTTGACATACCAGATACCGACCAATGCACAACCTTGACGTTTGCCCAGCCGGGGATCTCGCGCACGATTATACCGACTTCCTTCCAACCGGGAAACATAACTAAATCACCGACTTTCACTAAGCACCTCAATATCAATAGGGTTAGCATATATGTTACGATCACTTTTAATAGGTTGCACAAGTGCGACACAGTTATGATCATCTTTCAAAATCTCGACAACAAGACCGATCACGGGCTTCTGATCATATTTGCGCTTAACGCTTACAAGGTTACCGATCTTCATGCTTTGACCTCAACCATGTATTTTACCAAGCTGCGATCAATGGTTGTGGGCTTGTCGCGACCGGTAACAAGAACTCTATGGTTTTCGACGGTCACACCATCATCGCGATGAATAAAATCCTCACCGAGATACAAGGCTGTTTTATCTTCCAATGCGCCGGGGGTGTGCCAACAACTCCAACGCTTAAACTTGTATAACTTGCCGACTTCCATTATTTCACCTTCCTTGCTTTCATGATCTGACGTTCTTCCACTAACACGGTCTTGGCTCGACCGATAGGAAGCAGCTTGTAAACCTTGGACCCCTTTGCGGCGCTCGTAATGGGGGCTGCGTTGGCTTCCACGACGATGCAGGGCTTGTCGCCTAACTTGTACTTGAGAGTGCGGTGAGCGGCGCGTGGGACGACGTAGGAGCCCACAGGATATTTAGGGTCCGCGTGGTGCTCGCGCAGTACCTTCTGAGCATACTTGTTCTTAACCATTTTGTTATACTCTCCAACGCTCGGCACAAACGCAGGGTTCTCGATCATCTTCTCACTGAGCAAGCGAAAGTATCCCGTTGGACGGTAGTAATGGGCGACCACAAGCGCGTCGGAGCGCATGCCATCCTTATCCGCTCTGTAGTCGCCGGCGAAGGTAGCACGCGCAGAAAGCGCAGCATCATCGTGGTCTTTCTCGATTTGAGATAGGGTCTTGATTTGCTTCTCGGATAGCTTACGCCCTGCCATGATCTGACCTTGCAGCGAGTTAATGAACCCGCGGGCCCATGAAGCGTCCTCAGTACGCTCACAGACGGCGTTAAGACGCTCCAGCATGGTCGCACCCTTGGCAGCATTGGCAGCAAGGTTCTCGGCACTGTAGCGGTCCTCCAGCGTCTTGACCCAGCCAACACGACCGGAAGTAAGCGAACCCTTGCGCTCATAGTAGCTTAGAAGCGACTGAGCGAATGACAGATCACGCCCAGAGATCGCAGGGTTGTCGATCAAGTCTTGAAGTCGGTGGCGGTAAGTGCGGCGAGGCATGTGCAAACTCCTTTGCTGATTACTCTCTAAATATATCACAGGAGACTGAAAAGATCAAGTTATTCATGTAAAGAGTATGTCAAGACTGTTCATCTTTGGCTCTACTCTCGGCCTCCAACTCCGCGAGGTCTGCGGCTACGTCGGCAAGGGTCATCTTGCGCGTCTTACGCAGCTTGTTAGCGGCTCGATCCAGTTTACCCCAACGCCGCGAGTTAGGCGGGTGCTTACACAAGTGGAGGTCAGTGATTCCAAGGGCTGTATACCGCCTTAGAGCCTCTTTGGTAGCTTTAAGGGTGTCAGGTTTGGTGATCACTGTCTCACGCCCTGAGAGGCGTCCTGCGGCGTCTAACTCGACGTGGGTGCGGCTTACATAGTATTTCATGGTTATCGTCCCTCATAGAAGGCAGCAACGGGCAGACCAACCATAGCGGCGATCCAGAGTGAAGCGGTTACAGTTGTGGCGATTGCGAACATGTTAATCCTCCAAGGGGATTTAGGGTTAGGGAAAGTTTAACGCACCTTAGCTATCGATGGCGATGATGCGTTCATTGGTTTGAAAGTATGGACGTGCGGCGTGTGCCTTAGTGGTCATCCACATACGCTGGCACTTGCTCGCGATAGGCTTGGGAGCACACAAGTCAGTCAAGACAATGTGACCATCAAAGCCACCGTCATTGACGTACTTGGTTGGGGCGTTGAAGCATGTGCCACCGGTCAACACGCGCTCAGTCTTACGGCTCGCGCCCTTCTTCCATGTGTACACCTTGTCAACAGCAACCTCAGTATCAAAGGGGATCACGGTAAACTCCGCGATCTCGGCCAGTTTGTTCAACTCGGAGAAGAACGCGGCGAGCATCTGATCGTCAACCGATCCAGACTGGTCGATGCTGATCGCGATCTTGGCTTGACGGCGCACGCGCTTGCCTGCGTGGATACGCGGGAACCGCTTGTTTAGGCGGCGAGGTGTTGAGGTCTTGTCAGCACGTTGAGAAGTTTTAACGAAGTACCGGAGCACCTTGCGCCAATCCACCTTAGTCGCGATCCTGTCCATAATATCGGAGCGCATACCGTGGGACACCGATCCCCAGTTACGGGACTTCTCAGCTTCCTCGGCAGCTTTCTTGACTGCATCTTTAAGACGTTCCTTAGCGATCTCTTGTGTAGTGGCATCACCCTCGCCAAACTCATCATGTGAGTCGAAGCTATCCGCGCCGCCAAATGGATCACCAGAGCCTTGACCCTGACCTTGGCCGTCGCCTTCACCGGGCTCACCGTCGCCGCCCTGTT